GTTGCACTTCGCAAGTGGTAAGACAACCGATCCTGTGACAAATCAAGAACTGAATGAAACAGAAATGCAACTGGTTCCAAATGATACATTAAAAACGCGGATAGATGTATTTAAACAAAAATCAAAAGGTACACTCTTAAATGCAATCTCTCAGAGAGATGTAGGGAATATAAAAGAATCAGAGGAATTATTAAAAGCCGTAATTACAATGGGCATAGACGAAGATAGCGAAGAGGCGCAGAAGATACTAGACGAAATCAGCGGGCTCCAGCTGCAGCTGGAGCCCGCTCCTGCTCCTGCGCTGGAGGAGGAGGAAGAGGAGATCCGGACTAAAGTAAGGCATGAAAGAATGGGCATGTCAAGTCGGGTGGCGGCGGACCGGACTGGGTCTCGGGTGCCTCTTCGGCCTCAACCGCCGGACCCCTGGAGCAAAGAGTCACTTAAGGCGAAGGGTTTCGGCGCCTCGTCCGTCCGTCTGAAAGATAAGAAAGACAAAACACCGCAAGAGCAGGTCTCGTACGATGTGATCATAGGAAAAATCACGAAGACGGAGGGAGGGAGGCGGGCGACAGAAATAGAAAGGAAGCTCCGGGAAGAAGAAAGGAGTAAAAGAATGTCAGAACGACAACAGTTATTGACACCTGGTAGTGACAGATTAGGCTCAGAGACCCATGGCAGGCCGGACAATCAATCTGAAAGATAGAACTAAAAGAGATAAATTCTATATGAAATGGAAATGTAAAGTCATTCATATTGTTTAGAATGCGTTTTAGTTTAAATTTATCTTTCTATACTAAAACTATTAAATGAGTATTTTGAGACACGATGAAATTAATTTTAAAAAAATCAATTATAAAAAACCCGATAAACAAGGTATGATTTATTATTCGGCAATTGATTATGATAATAATCCTTTCTATTTACAGACACCAAGATTACGGTTAACTAATTCTGGAGTAGATGTGATAGAGAGTAAAAATAATAATTTAGAGTTGACACCCTTAAATAATGATTTTTCATTTTATGATAGTTTATTGAATTTGGACGAATTAAACGTAAAACGTACTTTTGAAAATAATAAAGAGTGGTTTGGTAAAGAAATACCATTAGAAGTTATAGATAACATGTATAAGCGGAATAATAAACCCGTAAAAAAAGATAGTAATCCTCAATTCGGATTCAAGATACCCATGATAAAAGACAGGGTTCAATGTCAGATATATGATCAAAAACGTAATACACTTGATTTAAAGACAGTTAAAGAGGGTTTAGAATGTGTTTGTATTTTACATGTGAAAGGATTGAAATTTTTAAAGCAGCATTATTATTTAGATTTCTATGTTTCTCAGATAAAGGTATTTTTAGAGGGTGATCTAAAATATAATATTTTAGATAATTATTCTTTTAATGATGTAGAAGAAGAAGCGAATGAATTGAGGGAGTTGGAACGAGATTTAATGTTAGATGAAGGTTATTTAGACAGTCTAAGGAATAAAGAAGAAGAAGAAAAACTAAAAGCAGAAGCTAAACAAAAAGCAGAAGCTAAACAAAAGTTATTATCCGAATTAGAAATCAATAAACAAGCATTTGATGAATATGGATTAAAAATCAAGGAATTGGAAAACGCGATCCAGTCATTTAATTAATTTGTAATTTCTCTTAAATTTTTTTTTATTTCTATATATATATAAAATGGGATCTGATTTAATTGACTGGTGTAATGATAATCAAAATATATGTATTTTTGTTCTCTTAGTAATTGTCCTCCAGTGTACTGGATATTTATCACGGATCTTAAATATGTGTGGTCTAGAAGGTTTTGAAGCGGGCATTTTGTCCGGTGGTATTGTTGCTTCAGAACCTCTTGGTCAAAATGAGGGGCAGCAGGCTGTTTCTGGTTTAGGTAGAACGCCTTCAACTTGCTATCCTCAGCAGAAATTAAAACCTGAAGATCTTTTACCGACCGACGAGAATAAAGCAATTCAGGAATTTAATATCGCTAAACCTGTTGGCGAAGGTACGTTACAGGGTGTTAACATGCTTGATGCCTCTTATCACGTCGGCGTTAATACCGTTGGACAGAGTTTAAGAAACGGAAATCTTCAGTTAAGATCCGAACCCCCGAATCCTCAGGTTAACGTGAGTCCGTGGATGAATTCTACGATTGGACCTGACCTACCCCGCAGACCGTTAGAGGTTGGAGAGAACTGTGGTACTGCTTAAGACACCTTTAAATTTGATATAGTATTTAAAAATTAATTATAGATTATATTTATAAATGGAAGATAAATTTAAGTCAAATCCTTATAATTCTAAGAATGTTTTTCTAACTCGTGATGATGTTAGTAATATTATGAAATCTCTTAATATTACTAATTTTAAATGTAATAATTTAAGTCTTTATCAGACGGCATTTGTTCATAACTCTTATACTCGGTTAAAAGGTTATGAAGAATATAATAAACCCGATGATGCAATTGAGTTACAAGATGTCTCTTATGAGACATTAGAATTTATTGGGGATGCTTTCTTAGGTAATGTTATTGCAAATTATTTATATAACCGATATTTTCATAAACATGGTCGTCAAGAAGGATTCTTGACGAAACTTAAGATCCGATTTGTTTGTGGTGACCAATTGGCATATTTATCCAAATGTTTAGGATTCAATAAATATATTATTATCTCAAAACATATTGATGATAATCGCACAGGTAGGACAAGTAGTAATATTTTAGAAGATACATTTGAAGCATTCATAGGTGCTTTATATCACGATAGCGGAAATTTTAAATTAGTTGAACAATTTATCATTGCTACAATTGAAAAATATGTAGATTTTGGAGAAACGATCTTATATGATAATAATTATAAAGATCAAATCTTAAGATACTTACAGCATAATTATAAAGTATATCCGACATATGAAACAGAGAAAGATGATCGTGATAATACATACACCTGTAAAATTTATAAAGAAGATGATTATATTGAAACGGGTAGAGGTAATAGTAAAAAGAAAGCAGAACAAGAAGCTTCTAGGAGAGCATTGATTCAATATTGTGTTATTTCTGAATAATTTTTAAATGAATAGTATTATAATCACTTATGACAGAAGAAGAAAATATTATTAATTTTGAACCCGAACCAGCATTAGATGAGGAAGAAGGACCTACTTATTCCCCTGGTTCCCCAAGACCTGATCCTGATTTAGAAGATATTCCAGACGAAGAATCTGATGGCGAAGAACCTAGAGATCCAAGTGCAGAAATTATACAAATGGAAGATTTAGATGATGCTACGATTTCTCAGCATAGAAAGGGTTATGTTAAATATATTAATGAAATTTTTTATGAGAAAATTAAAGATCTTGAGACAAATAGTTCATTAAAAGTTTATCAGGTTTTAGTACAAAATTATTTAGCATTGAATACACCCTATAGAGGCCTATTAGTTTATCATGGACTCGGGACAGGTAAAACTGCCACAGCTATTTCATTAGCAGAGGGATTAAGTAGCAAGATGAGAATTAATACTCTTTTGCCAGCTAGTTTAGAGGGTAATTTTATAGGAGAGATAATGGGTGATCCTATCAAAGGAAAAATGGGATGGGGTGAAGAAATTAATATTAAAAACAAATGGAAATTTTTTAAATTATCAGATATCAATGATGAATTTAAAGAAAAATATAAATTAGACGGCAAAATTCTAAGAAGTATACAGAATGCCACGGCGAGAGAGTTAGATCACGATGATAAGAAAAATGCTAAAAGTATTAGAGGATTATATGTCCCCGATAAAGATGGCCAATCCTATGAAGAGTTAGATGATCTTCATAAGATATTCCTGACACAAGAAATATTTTATTTAATAAAGACAAAATATAATTTTATTCATTACAATCCCTTTCCTAAAGTGAAATCTTCGTCAATCAAAGAATTTGAAGGTGATTCTGATGAAGAAGATGAAGATTTGTATCTTTTAGATGAAGAAGAGAAGAAAAAAACATTAACTTACAATCAAACGATGGTAAAAGATTTAGAAAAAAGATTAAAATTTAATAAGAAGACTTTCAACGTAGACTCTCCCTTTTATGGAGAATGTGTTATTGTGGATGAAGTTCATAATTTTGTAAGAGAGATATTAAATCCATCTTCAAAACCTAGTAAAGTTTTTTATGAATGGATTGTCAATGCTGAAAATGTAAAATTAGTCTTTTTATCGGGAACACCTATTATAAATAAACCAGCAGAGATCGCGGTGTTGTATAATATGTTAAAAGGATTAATCAAGATATATAGTTTTACAATACAGACGAATATGGATATTGAACAAGTTACGAAGAGATTCAATCATATTTTCTATGAAAATAAAAAATCAGATATAGAATTATTTTATGTAGAAAGAAAGAAAGGAAAAATAGTTATCTCATTCATCCAAGAACGCACTAATTTTGAATCGGTTATGGATCCCTCAGATAATATAGTTTATACTGTTCAGAGTAAGAAAGAGGGATTAAAAACTTTTGATGATTTTATCACTGAAATATATAAAGGATTACACGAATTATTCAAAGATGAAGATATTATACCGAATAAAGCGTCTTTTGATGAGATGAGTCCCGGAGGTAAAAACAGTATATTGAAGGGGAAACCTGTAATTTATGATAAAAATTTAAAGATTACTTTTAATCGGAGACAGAAATTATTTGAGATTCTGGAAGATGATATCTTAACTGATATGACAAATAATGATAATTTTATGAGTTATTTTTTTGAAGGATCATCTGAAATACCTGAGAAAAAAAAGATACTCATGAAGCGTATGTTAATGGGTTTAACATCTTATTATCCAATTGATCGCTCATCTATTGTAGACATGCCTAATGTAAAGGATCCCGAATATATATCAGAAGAATTAAAAAATCATAGGATCGTTGAGAATATGAATGTTGTACCCTGTATGATGAGTCAAACGCAATTTGAAAAATATCTTGAAGTTTATAGCAAAGAAAAATCAATGGATGCATTTGCTAGAATGAATAACTATGAAGACACACCATTTCATTATCACATGAGGACAAGACAAACCTGTAATATTGTTTATGCCGATGATGATTTTAGAACAACAAAAAAAACTGATGAAAATGATGATGAAATTGAACGCCTTAAAACTCGTAGCTTCCAAAAAATATTAGATGAAACGAGTCTCGGTCTAACCAAGGATCTGAAAAATTTATCACCTAAAATGTTTGCGATTATGAATAATATAAATAAGTTTACTATTGAGACAGATCAGGGGAGAGTACCTACTGGTAAGATATTATTTTATAGTGATTTTAGATCGGATGGTGGCTCAGAAGCATTTGAGTTAATGCTAAAAAGCAACGGCTATGAAAAATTTGACAATAAAGATCCTCAAGAAGAAAAAGGAAAGAGATATACTTTTATTACGGGTGCCGAGGGGCAACAAGAAAGAAGTATTAATAAAGAAAATTTCAATGATAAGAAAAATAAATATGGAGATTATATTCAGATAATGATTATCTCTTCGGCGGGAGCTGAAGGAATTTCGTTAACCTGTGTAAGACAAGTTCATATTTTAGAACCTTTCTGGAATTATGTAAGAATGGATCAAGTCTTGGGCAGAGCAATTCGTATGAAATCTCACGTAGATCTACCTAAAGAAGATCGGAATGTTGAGCAATATTTATATCTGAGTGTTTTACCTCAAGGTCTGAATTTAGAAAGCGTTTACCAATCGCTTAAATCTGATCCTCATCAAACTTGGACTATTCCAGAGTTTGAAGATAATGAAGTAAAAAGTGAATTAAGTAAATCGGAAAATAGAGAATTCAAAGAAATATTAGATAGTATTATTCGTATTAATGTTGATACAGGCGGAGAGTCAGCAGATAATCATTTATTTGAAATTATGGAGCGCAAATATAAAGTTTCATTAGAAATTAGTAGTATCATTAAAGAATCATCTTTAGATTGTATCCAACATACAAGAGATGATCCCGAACTAAATGATAAATGTATACGATTCTCTGATAAATTATCAGGAGAAATCGCTTATTTCCCAGGTATATCATCTAAGGTCTTAGAAAATATTGATATTATACAATTGAAAGCTAAATATCTATATCATATTAAACCCAATGTATATGTTATATCGGCATCAAATGATCAAGGGAATAATCTCTATATTTACTATGAATATTCAAAAGGTAAAGATGATAAAGAACCCGACATCAGATACATACGAGAAAAAGGTAGAAGATTATGTGATGTTTATATCGATACTATGATGGTCTTAAACTATGTATCAAAAGAACATCCCTATAACCCGAAGTTAGGTAAAGAATTCTCGGTATATCAAGAAATATATACATTACGTGATAATATTATTGATGAATATATATCGGTTGATAAATTCCCTCCCTTAGATAAAGTTATTCTAAGGGATTCATTAAAAGGATACAAATTGAAATATAATATAAATGATACTTTCTATTACATGGGCACCGATAGCATCTTACCCGATAAATGTATTCAGAGGATTTATCCTTATCAGATATACGAAGAAGATAATTATAAGACTGAAAATATTAAACCTAGAGTAATATTTAACGGAGATTTATATATTCAAGATTAACGACTCAGTTCCCGATAATATTTTCGGATCAAATTAAATATAAAATATATATTATTAACTAATAATGAGTGAAGATACTATTCAGAAATGTAATATTTGTCGGTTAGCAGATGAATTAAATTCAGAAGAGATTCCCTTTTGGTCCAAGAAAAATGAAAATTATTCACCTTATCCTAAAATGATTACGTGTGATGCTAATTATAGTCTCAAGAATGAAGATTTAAAACAAATAGTACCCGAATTAGAGGAGAATTCATTAGAAGCACTCTTAACATTAGGCGAAGATAATAGTAATAAATTTGTTTTTTATTGGGCTACTACTCCTCAAAAAGATATTCATAATATTTTAGGTCCCGAAGAAGCATATGGAAAGTATGAAAATCATGGTCTCGTTAAATCTAATGAGAAAGGTGAAGTTATCTTGAAATTTAACACACCCCAACCCTACTCCGAAAAAGGTAAGACGAATCCAAGACATATTCATTATCTCTTAGAGAGTTCAGATAAAACCTGGTTACCTTTAAAAACCATTCGTATTATTAGCAGTATATCACTGGAATATTTAGATGAACGACAAAAATCAAAAGATATGATCATCTTAAATGCATTACCCGAAAAATATTATCAAAAAGATAAAATACCTGGTTCTTATAATTTACCCTTAGAATCACTTGTTAAATTAACATCTGAAAGCAAATCAAGGAGAATTAAAAAATTTATCAAATCAGTTTTAAAATACTATCCTACTCTTGAATCTTTAGTGAATGATAAAAAAATGAAACTTGAAGATGTTCCCATTATTACCTATTGTGCTCATAGCAAATGCGACGCCTCCGAAAAATTAATAGACGAACTTTATGAATGTAAATTTAATATGACCCAAGAATTTAAAGGAGGAATACAAGAATATAATAAAAATAGATCATTTTTTCCCGAGGGTGAAGAAGTTCTAGATGAAGAAGTTCTAGATGGCGATGATGATGAAGAAGTTCTAGATGACGATGATGATGAAGTAGTAGATCACGAAGAAATATCAAATGAAGAAGATGATGATTATACCGATATCATTCATGAGGGTATAGAATATTCATATTTAGAAGGCATATTATACGATGAAAGTTTAAATTCTATCGGTGAAGCATCTGTTAAAAATGGAAAGATTACAAGTATGGATGAAAAATGTAAGAAATTTCATAGAAAAATGAAAGGAGATGTAGATGAAGTAGATGTAGATGATGAAGTAGATGATGATGAAGTAGATGTAGATGAAGTAGATGAAGATGAAGTAGATGAAGTAGATGATGATGAAGATCAAGATGTAGATGATGATGATGATGTGGAAGTAGATGTAGATGATGATGATGATGATGATAAATTCACAGAAACAAATATAAAGGGTGGTAACGCGGCTATGAAATCTATTTTGAAAAATATCGCGAAAAGAGAAAAAAATAGTTATTCCTATGGTAATATCAAAAATCTGAAACGGAATAAATTAGTTGAAATCGCCTTAACTTGTCAAGGTAAGCGAATTTGTAGTAAAAAAACAAATTATAAATATAGAACCAATGATGAAATTGAATCAATGGATGAAACACAATTAAGAGAGATGTTAAATGAAATGATAAATAGAGAGCCAGGGACATTTAGATATTCTGAAAGTAATTGGAAAACTGAAAAATTAATACATTTTATAGTCACCTGTCAGGGTTCGTCAAAACCTAGAGAATTAGGGAATGTTGCTTTTGTTGGTGGTGGGTGGACACTATAAAATCCTCTAAGAAAAGGTCCTATCATACTTCTTAAAGAGAAACATAAATCGCTTATCACTTAGATGATCAAACATGTGCGCGAAATAACAATATTGTTCACGACGTAATACATACTTCGGATGCTGATTTGTCCATTCAGTTAATCCCCCATAATATTCTAGAAATTCATTCTTGTTATACCATCCACCATCATATGGATCAACTCGGCATTGTTCAGGGATCTCCTCAACGAATACTTTATCCTTATCTTTTACATCGTGAACCGAATAATCATAATTAAAATTATGATCAATCGGCACAGAAGGAGTTCTGAGAGGTTCAGGGGCGAGAGGCATAGGAGGGGGGAGAGGTTCAGGAGTCCCGAGAGGCTCAATTGGATCATTGAGCCATCCACAGAGAGGTTCTAAATTCATTTCAAAAGGTTCAAACGGTTCACCCTCATCATCTCCCTCATCTTCATCATCGTCACATTCCTGTGTTAGATCAATATGCGAAGGAATATCTAAAAGTGATGTAGTATTTAGATTATTAATATCAATCGGAATATTTAATTTATTCCAAATGAGTTCGTTCAGACCCGTGAAAATCATTAGATCTGTTGCCATTGCTTCATAGAGACGATAAATAGTTAGATATTTAATATCATTTACACATTGCAGATCACAAAAATCTACAACACTACCCGTAATATTACTATCATTATGATACACTTTTGACCATACAAAGATATCATTTAGACTCATTAGTCTATAAATATCATCTTTATTCATTAAATTTTTCATCTTCCGATAAATATCGTTCTTTGTAAAGAGTGCTTGATCATAAGTAATATCATCAAGGTTGCTAAGATTCATGTTATCCTACTAAAGTAATGAGAATTATCTTTAAATTAAAATTTACGCGGTGCATTTGGTGGCCAGTGCCCAAGTTTTAGTGTCATCCGTGCATGTACACACATGCTCCCACGAGTCGTATAACGATGAACCACATTTATTAGACTTATCATCCGCTACTTCTGCACCTCCTAAAAATTTAGCGGTGGCATTACATTCTGCACCCTCGCCACATATATTCTCTCCCCAGTCTGCGGCCGCCGTTCCCGCGGAGGCGGCCTCACACATAGCGCTCTCTAATGTCCCACCAACTTTAACTTTCATCCCTTCACCACAAGAAGGGAAAAGTAAAGGCAGGTCAGCGGCGACGAGAGGTATGGCAGCGTCCACTGTGCCGGCGGCGTACGTGCACGCCGGGGTAGCGCTGTCAGCTGCCTGCATCACGGCTTCACACGCCGTTGGGGTGTCCAGGGCGGTGCCAACGACGGCCGCGCACGCCGTCGTATTAGGTTCCAAGGGCCCGCCGGCCTCCGCACAGCTGCCAGCCGTATTGTGACCCACCATAAACCCTTCCGCCGAGAACATACAGAAACCAAGTAGAGCAGAAACAACTAATAACATATTTCGGGTCTTTTCAGATTTCTGTTTCATAGCAAAAAAGGCCAAACCCAATACTAATAATAATCCAATCGTGTTCATTTTATAGTACTAGAATATAAAAAAAATTAATTAATAATTAATTAATAATTATGAAGAAAGTATATTTAAAAATTTATATTTTCTGAAGAGAATTCTGAACACGTTTAGTATTCATATTACAGGTATTCACTAAATATTTATAAATACCGTCTACATCATATACCGAATTATTTATAGGTAAATTATTGAGATCAATTTTACCATCAAAGACTTTAAATAACCCTCGTGACGCGATATATTTATTTTTAAATTCATCGCTAATATCAATCTTTTCCTCAGAATTAATTAAATTCTCAATACTTTTGTATTTCTGAATATATTTCAAGGCTCTAATCGGACCTACTTTAGGAATCGTTGGACAGTAATCGCATCCACATAAGATACACATATCAATAAATTCATCATGAGTCAGTTTTAAATCTTCAATAATCTTTTTAAAATCAAATACAGTTACAACTTCCGGTCTCTTAATACTCTTATCAATACACCCCCTAATCATCAAAGGACAACCATAAGATAGAGTATCCATATCTTCAGTCATTACAGCATCAACGAAACCTAAACGACATAACTCTGAAGCATATGCTTCGGCTTCCCCATCAGCATGAATATAAGAAACACCCATTAAACTAAATAGATTTTTAAGATCATCTATATATTCTTTCTTAATGCGAATCGTTCCCTTTTCTAGAACCTTCTTTTCTTCTGTATCGGTTGTAGATTCCATTTTCACTTTATTTTCTTCGGCCTTTTTAACTCGCGCCTTAATACAATCACCCTTTTCTACAGGTGGTTTCCCATCAAAGATATAAATAGGTGTAATGCCAAAGGTTAAAAGTTGATTCGTTTTATAATATAAACCCTGAATATGACTTACAACCTTTCCTTCATTGTTCCGTAAATAATCCCCCTTTGAACGAACATTCATTAGACTTTTATAGAGAAAGATACTCGTATCAATCGCAATACGCTTATCTTTCATCGTATAAAGAGCATTATGCTGAATAGATTCTGGTGAATTTTTCTTCACTAATTGGGTTAATCCTTTGATTCCCATAGTATAAGAAGATACTTATTTAATTGATTTTAAATAAGGATTCAATCAAATTTTTTTAAGTTTAAAAAATATCTTTAAGAAAGATGATACTATAATTATGTCATTTGAAACAATCACAGCAAAGTTATTGGAATCTGTAAAAAAAGAAATAAGAAAGGAAGAACATATGAATACTATTAATAATGATATTATTAAACCGATCGTTGATAAAGTCTTGGATCAATTATATCCTTATTTCTTTGGATTCAGTATGATTATTACGTTTATTGTTATTTCGGTATTCGTTATTTTATGTTTGAATCTAAAGATTTGTTATTTTTAACGACGTTTACTTCTCTTCTTTCTTTTAGATTTACGTTTCTTAGTAGATTTACGTTTCTTGGAACGCCGTTTCTTAGTAAATTTTCTTCTTTTACCACCTAATTGGATAGGACCCCTTATAGTATCTAAAACATTATCACCAGGTTCTGGCGGTCGGTTCCCGCCAAACTCTTCGTCATTTGCCGGTGCCACGATACCCCATTCTCCAGTACTGGTTAAAAGGATATCCATAGTTGGCGGATCGGGTATTATCCATTGATTATTTTCCCGCTTTAATACTTTATATCTCCAACGATTCCTATCAGCGAGCGTATGGGACCTTGCGCCATCCTCTGTCAATGCGATATATGATCCGATGTAATATATGTCACCATTATACACATACTGTTGTTGGGTGAGGGGCTGAACAAGTGGCATTTTATAATATAGAAAATATTTTAAATTTGATTTTAAATATTTCTTTGTATATAGTAAGTATATTAATAATGGAAACTAAAATTGTTCAGTGGGTTCAGTGTGATAATCAGTTAAAAGAATACAATGATAAGATGAAAGATAAAATGAAACCTGTCAAAGAAATGCGAGATAAGTTGGGGGATGAAATTTTACAAGATCTAAATATCGGTGAATTAGATAAATCACATATTCCTACTTTTAATATTCAGGCCTTAAATACCACTGTCGCCCCGACAGTAACTAAATCTTATGAAAGTTATACTAATAAATTTTATAAAGAATGTTTTGGGGAATACTTTGGTTCAGATGAAAAGGCGGATGATCTAATTAAATTCATGAAGAATAGGCGAAAAGTTGAAAAGAAATTTACTCTGAAACGAGATATTCTAATGAATATCAATGATTAACTAAATTTAAAATGTAAAGTTTTCACATCTAAATTATGATTTATTAATGATCTATCATTTAAAAATAGTTGATTCTTTAGTAAAAGATCAAATAATAATTGATGATCTTTTTTTATCTGTTTTATTCTTTTTGATAGATTGAATATATTCATATAAATTATGATATCCTTTCACAAAAACTTTATAAAAACTCCCTCCTTCACATTCGGTTTTTATTATCATGGTATCACTTAAAATATATTCTTTTCAAGTTCTATTTGTCTTAACCAAAATTCCGCATTATCATCAAGTCTACTATCAGTGAATAATACAACTTTATCAAAAACAGATTCCCATTTTTTTATATTTTCTATGTACATGCTTTCTTTATCCTTATACCCTACAATAAATATACCCAAATTTAATTTTATTTCACTAT